CCAATCAACTGTAGATTATCGACCATTTCCTAAATACGATGAAAACCAAGTACGTGGCGGCATTGGATTTAAGGAAGGCAAGAATAGGCAGTTTAGTAATGGTTACCAGGTTGAAAGTTATGTTTACAATATCAGCGCAGCTGGTCGTATCTATGAAACTGCAGGTAGATTAAACCCACAAGGTAGAGCACCATTCACATCTGTTTATGAAGGCAGTAGCACAGTTGCCTATAAGCAATCTGGTAGCTCTAAAAGTAGAAGCCGTGCTAGATCAGCCTATAACTCAAACAATCCATTTGCTGGTTATCAGTTTGTTACTGATTTACCTACACTTACATCACAGCCTAGAGTTAAAGGTGTTAGAGGACAAAGTAGCCGTAAAACTAAAGGTCGTTTAATTTACAAAGCATTTGCACAAGAGAGTGCTGGCATTTATGAAGCAATCGTAAAAGCCGTTAATGAAGTAGCAACACACTTTAATAAATCTACAGATAAGAAGGTCGCATAGTGGCCAATGTAGTCGTATCGGCGGTTAGTACCTATAATAACAAAGGCCTAAAACAAGCTAAAAAAGAATTAACAGCATTTGAAAAACAAACACAGGCTCTAGGTAGAACCTTTAGACGTGTCTTTGCTTTAACAGCGCTTACTGCATATAGCAAGAAAGCCATTAACGCATTTGCAGCCGATGAAAAGGCAGCCAAGTCTTTAGAAACGCAATTAAAGAACACTGGGTATGCTTTTAGCGCACCAGGTGTAGAACTTTACATAGCTAATTTACAGAAGGCTACAGGCGTATTAGATGACCAATTAAGACCAGCATTTCAACAATTATTAACAGTTACAGGATCAATTACTAAAAGCCAAGAAGCATTAAACACAGCTCTAAATATTGCAGCAGCTACTGGTCGTTCTGTATCAGAAGTTAGTGCCGCTATTGCTAAAGGTTATGCAGGACAAACATCTGCATTAACTAGATTAGGTGTAGGTCTAAGTAAAGCCACGTTAAAAACTGGCGACATGGATAAGATTTTAGGTGAATTAAACGATAAGTTTGCAGGTCAAGCAGCAGCTAGATTAGATACCTATGCTGGCAAAATGGATCAGTTAAGAGTTGCATCAGCTAATGCAGCCGAGGTTATAGGTAAAAGTTTATTAGATTCAATATCTAACATAAGCAAAGGTGGCACTGTATCTAGCCTTGCAACACAAATTGAAGATGTCGCTGATTCTGTTAGTTATTTAATACGTGGTGTAGGTGAATTAACTAAAGAGTTAAAAGGTTTGGCTGGAATTAAAATACCTACTCCTGGCGGTGGTAGTTTCTTAGACTTTATATTACGTAACGCACCAGTCATAAGTTCTTATTATTCTGCAGGTAAGAGAGCAGTAGGTGCGGCCTCAGCTAGTAGGCCAGCAGCAGACACACCAGCAGAAGGTCGTATCCTAGCAGCACAAAGAAGGCAAGAAGCTAGAAATATTAAAGAAATTAACCGACTACGCACACAGGAAATTGCCAAGTTAAAAGATCAGTTTGATATTGAGCGTATTGGCTTAACTAAAGCGCTTAATGAGGCTACAGATCAAGAAACTAAATTACGCATTCAAGGTCAAATAGCCATATTAGATAACAATGAAGCATTGGCTAAGAAGATATTAGCTGAAATGCAAGCAGCCGAAGCAGCCAAGAAATTTGCCGCTAGTTTTGATGCTGCATTAAGTTCGGTTATGGCATTAACAGCCAGGATTAACGCATTTATATTAAAAGAAGGTGGCACATTACCAAACGCTGGTGGTACTGGAAAACCTATCACTTATGAGACTGCCTTATCTGTTGCTAGAGCGACAAACACAAGGGTAGAAAACTTTTTAGATCAATTTACTTCACCATCAGTAAGCGCACCATCTTTTAATGAAATGCCACCAATAAGTGATTTTGATTCAACTGGTAGATATGTAGGCACTCCGTTTGGACAAGCAGGCGGTAATACAATGAATATAACCATTGATGTAGCACAATCTGGCGATAAATTTGCAGCATTAATAGCCGAAAGTATTCAGGTAGCCACAAAGTCTGGTATCTCTTATGGGGTAGCAGGTGGCTTATAGTGGCAATACCTACAGTTAATGCAATAATAAATTTTAGTACAGGGCCAAGTTTTGCCCAGGCATTCATAATTGGATCAGGCATATTAGGCACAAACGTATTGGCTGATTCTGCAGCTGTAATCGTTGATGTATCTAATCAAGTAAATCGTATTGAAACTAAACGTGGCCGTAATGCTTTAATTGATGAATTCCAAACTGGCACACTGGCTTTGCGTATAGTAGATCAAAATGGCGACTTCAACCCCGAAAACCCAGCCAGTCCGTATTACACCTATTTGACCCCTATGAAGAAAGTGCAGATAACAGCTACATATGGTTCTACAACTTATCCTATATTCTCTGGGTTTATTACAAGCTACGTTACTACTTATCCTCGTGAAGCGGAAGATGTAACTTATACAACGATAACTGCCGTTGATGCTTTCAGATTAGCCCAGAATGCCCAGATAAGCACAGTTACAGGTGCGGCAGCTGGTCAGTTATCAGGTACTAGAATTAATGAGATATTAGATGAAATTTCATGGCCAGCAACAATGCGTGATGTTGATGCAGGTTTGACTACATTACAAAATGATCCAGGTACAAATAGAACTGCTTTAGCTGCATTAACTACAGTGGCTAATAGCGAATATGGTGCATTATATGTCAATGCCAATGGTGAGTTTGTATTTCAGGATAGAACTGTCACAGTAGGCTCTATTGCTGGCACACCCACAGTCTTTGCCGATGATGGCTCAGGTATTGAATATAACAATGTGGCCTGGGTGTTAAACGATGTGCTTATCTTCAATAAAGCCACCATAACTAGATTAGGTGGTAGTGCTCAGATAGCCACAAACCAAGCGAGTATAGACAAATACTTTTTGCATTCTTATTTCTTAAATGACCTACTTATGGAAACCGATGCCGTGGCCCTAGATTATGCTAAGGCTTACGTAGCTAGTAGAGCTGAGACTACTATCCGATGCGATGCCATAGTCTTAGACCTATACACGCCTAACTACAATTCAGGCATTATCGCAGCCTTAGACTTAGATTTCTTTGATCCGATTACAGTTAAGACCACCCAGCCAGGTGGCTCAGTCCTAGAAAAAACCCTTCAGATTTTTGGCGTATCTATGGCAATTACGCCGAATAGTTGGAAAACCACGTTTACAACGCTAGAACCTATCATCGATGGGTTTATAATAGGCAACGTGAACTATGGCGTACTAGGTCAAAACGTTCTATCTTATTAAGGAGTAATAATGGCAACAGGATTTCCAGCAAGCACAGGTGATGTACTAAGTGCTGCTATGTTTAATGGCTTAACTTCATTTACTGTAGGTACTGCACAGACTGCAGATTATACACCAGTACTAAATGAACAGTATCAAGCATTGATTCTTATGAATAAAGCAAGTGCCGTAAACTTCACAATTCCGACAAATGCCTCAGTTGCATATCCTGTTGGCACAGCTTTAACAATATTAAATATTGGAGCAGGTAATTGTACTATCAAAGCAGTGACATCGGGTACTACCACAGTTTATAGTGCAGGTGCAGTAACTGCTCAACCCACATTAGCTCAATACAAAACAGCAGTTTGCATTAAAACAGCTACTGATACTTGGTATGTAGTAGGTGGTATTGCATAATGATTGGCAATTTGGTTGCAGGTCAACATATAGGACAAGTATCTATACCTTTAACTGTTGATTACCTTGTTGTTGCAGGCGGTGGTGGCGGTGGTTCACAAGTCGGTGCAGGTGGCGGTGCAGGTGGTTATCGTACATCTATTGGTGGTTCAAGTTTATCTTTAACTGTTTCAACAAATTACACAGTAACTGTTGGCGGTGGCGGTGCAGGTGGAACTGCTAGTGGTGGCAGTGCAACAGGTAAAGGTTCAAGTGGTTCTAATTCAGTATTTGCAACAATTACTTCATCGGGTGGCGGTGGTGGGGCATCTTATGATTCTTATGCAAATGGAATTAGCGGTGGTTCTGGTGGTGGTGGTTCTTACTTTGCAACTCCAGCTGCTGGCACTGCTGGTAGTGGTAATTCTGGTGGGTATTCACCAGTAGAAGGTTATGCTGGTGGTGTCGTCATTCCGTCAGTTTCTGGTTCGGCAGGTGGCGGCGGTGGTTCTAGTGCCGTCGGAAATAATACATCAGGTGCATCAGGTGGTTCAGGTGGAGCAGGTACTGCAAATTCTATCTCTGGTTCATCAGTAACATACGCAGGCGGTGGTGGTGGTGCTTCTAACTCTGGAAGTGCTGCTTCTGGTGGTGCAGGCGGTGGTGGTTCTGGTGGAGTAAATACAACAATAGCATCAACAGCAGGTACTGTTAATTCTGGCGGTGGTGGCGGTGGACAAAGAGATGCTGGTAGCTCTATTGGTTCAGCAGGTGGTTCAGGAATTGTTATTTTGAAATATCCATCATTCTACACAATAACAATAGGTGGTGGATTAACTGGCTCTACAATTACAAGTGGTAGTGACAAAATTACAAGTATAACAGCTGGTACTGGAAATGTGAGTTGGGCATAATGGCACACTACGCATTTTTAGATAACAACAATTTTGTTACTGAAGTTATAGTAGGTATTGATGAAACAGAAACTATTGAAGGATTAAATACTGAAACTTGGTATGCAAACTTTAGAGGACAAAGATGTAAACGTACTTCTTATAATGGCAATATAAGGTATAACTATGCAGGTATTGGTTATGTTTATGATGAAATTAGAGATGCATTTATAGCACCAAAACCTGATAACGCTATTGGATTTAATGAAAACACTTGCTGTTGGATAGTACCAGAGGTGAATATTGAAACCCTGGCTGAGTAAAGCTGCTGAGCAGTTAAGAGATCAGATTGATACCTGGTATCCAGATCGCAGGACTACGAGTGATGGGTGGATTGGTGATGCTCGTCATTCCACTACAAGATCGGATCATAATCCAGACAAATCTGGGGTCGTCCGAGCCATTGATATTGATTCTCGCTTGGATTCATCCGAGCAACTCTCGATATATTTGGCTGACCAGATCAGGGTATGTGCAAAAACCGATAAGCGTATATCTTACGTAATCCATAATGGCTTTATTGCATCAAGAAGATTTAACTTTAAGTGGCGGCGCTATAAGGGCGTAAATCCCCACAAGCGACATGTCCATATTAGCTTTACAAAGTTAGGCGACAAAGATGGCAAGCCGTTTGACATACCACTACTAGGGGGAAAAATATGAAACTATCTAAAAAACATAAAGCAGCGATTAAGTCTTATTTAAGAGCTGTAGCAGCTAGCGGCGTTGCTTGCGCTTTGGCTATTGCAGCTGAGATCCATCCAGCATATAGTGCTTTATTGGGCGCAGCAGTAGGACCATTGGTGAAGGCTCTCGATCCTAATTCTGGCCTAGAAGTTGATTACGGAATCAATGCGAAATGAGTCCGACAGAATGGGCTGGCTTTGGCGCTGGCGTTTGCGCCGTGCTAAGCGCAGGTTTCATAGGATTACGTTTTTTAGTTAAAGGCTGGTTAAACGAATTACGTCCTAATGGTGGCGCAAGTATGAAAGATCAATTAACTAGATTAGAACAGCGTGTTGATGAGCTGTTTACTATTCTTAGTAGGCGACAATAATAACTATGGCAACCACACGTAAACGCAAGAAGATTAATAGGCGCAGGGTACGTAATACCCCAGAGCCATTAACTAAACTTGATCAGTTTTATATTGCCAAACATGAGATATTTAAGGCTGCTCGCAGGGCTGGATTTAGTGAATCTGTAGCTCTATATCTTATGGACAGCGATCACATGCCAGATTGGATAGTCGGAGATGGTGGCATAATCCCTAGCATACCAACTCCAGATGAGGAAGAAGATTAAGCGCATAGCGTTCGTCTCAGATTTGCAGTGCCCTTATTTTTGTGAACAGTCCGTCAAATCCGTAGGCCGTTTTCTGGCTAAATGGAAACCCCATAGAACTATTTGTATTGGCGATGAAATAGATTTACCACAACTAGGTGGTTTTAACGCTGGCACTATTGATGAAATGGTCGGCAACATAAATGACGACAGAAAACTTACGCAAGAAGTATTAACCTATTTGGGTGTTACCGATGTACTGGGTAGTAACCATGGAATTAGACTTTATCGATCTATTAAAAAGAGATTGCCTAGCTTCTTAAATCTGCCAGAGATGCAGTACGAACGATTTATGGGTTACGATAAACTTGGCATAAAGTTCAGCCCATATGGTATTGATTGGGCACCAGGCTGGACAGCCGTGCATGGTGATGCCTTTCCGCTTAGCCAAGTACCTGGACAAACGGCCTTAAACGGGGCTAGAAGGCTTGGTAAGAGCGTGGTATGTGGGCACACCCATAGACTAGGGGTTTCGGCGTTTACAGAGGCTTCCAGAGGCCAATTAGGGCGTACTGTGTGGGGCGTTGAGGTTGGCAATTTAGTAGATTTGAGCAGTTCAGGCATGGCATACACAAGGGGCTATGCTAACTGGCAACAAGGCTTTGCGGTGGCCTACGTGCATGAGCGTAAAGTCCAAGTAATAACTGTGCCTATTAACGCCGATGGCAGCTTCATATTCGAGGGCAAACTCTACAAATAACGTTATCAAATCGTTATCAAATATAACCCCTAAATCATCCACAAAGTCATACACAGATGTCACACTATTTCCATGCCACAAATTGTGAGCATAGAAGGTAGGGCTACATGAGTTTCGAAAATGCAGTGTTTTTATGTATAGGGATTATTACCCTTTACTGGTTTGTGGCTTTGAAGGTTGAAGATCGCAAGCAAACGCATTACTGGCGAGGTCGTAAAGATGGCTGGGATATGCATAGAAGAATGACACAAAACAAAACCGATCAGGTATTTGACTATGACAACTACAAGTGAGCAGTTGTTTGACCACGTTACAGAAACCATCCATCAAAGAGGTGCAAAGTACGGCCATCCGTATCCGCAGCATAAGAGGATTGCAGAGCTGTGGAGTGCCTACCTTGGCTATCCAATTACAGCTAACCAGGTCGCTATGTGTATGGCGATGGTCAAAATCAGCCGAAGTGTGGAGTCTCCACAGTATCAAGACAACTACGCAGATGCGTTGGGTTATATTGCAATATCCAAAACATGTCAGGATGCAATGAGCGATAGCGCATTAGATTGGCAGGAATAATGGCCTTTGATTTGAGTCAATATGAAACAGTAGATGAACGTTTACATAAGTTTTGGGAAAGGTATGAAGATGGAAGAATCGAAACAGAGTTACTTGAAGCTAGTGCCAACAGATTCATCGTTATCGCTAGAATTTTTAAGACAGAAGCCGATCTCAAAGCGTGTTCTTCGGGGCTTGCGATGGAGACTATTAGTGATAGGGGTGTTAACGCAAATTTCGCTTTACCTAATGCGGAAACAAGTGCGATTGGTCGAGCGCTTGCAAACGCAGGTTTCTCAGCTAAAGGTAAACGACCTAGCCGAGAAGAAATGGCATCGGTAAATGAAAAAGAAAACAAAGTCATTTATGGTAGGCCAGGTTCTAGGAGTGCTGCGGTTGAATCTGCGTTACGTCAGGCTTTCAAGGCGGATGAAAGCAAAACCACCGATCCTACGCCTGTATCGTGGAGTGTTGGTGATGTCGTTAATGTCGCTAATAGCGGAGAACCAAACCCACCGCCAGAGTGCGAGCACGGACACATCCTCAAAACAGGATTAACTAAAGCTACTAATAAGCCGTATTACGGATATGTATGTAAAGAAGGCGTCAAAGAGCACGCACGCTGGGCTAAGGTCACAAGTGCTGGCGGATGGTACTTTCCAGAGGACAAGGAGTAATTGTGGGCTATATTGCTTTTATAAACGGCCGTGGAGTTCAGGTTGTCATGGATGATAATGGTGTGCATTTAGAAGAATCTGTCATCAAATGCGAAGTTTGCGATGATGACCGAGTATTTAAAGATGGCACATGCTTTAGATGTCATGAATTGATTAATCGTGACTAAGTTCAAATGTAATGGCTGCAAGCGTGCTACAGAATTTCTGTGGCTTGAAAGCATTGATTTAGGTGAAGGTTACAAAGCGTATCAATGCATGAGCTGTGGTTGTACTGGAGTAAAAAATGTGGCCGAAGCTTTGGATGTGCCTGATTCAGACATATCCAGATGTGATAAGTGTGGTATGTGGAAATTTATAGCCGTGGACTGCCACACTTGTCTATTGATTGGAGCAAAGTAATGCCTAATTATGAATACAGCTGCAGAGAATGTGGCACATATGGTTCTATTTATCGAACCTATAAAGAAGATGATCCAGGTATGGATTGCCCTAAATGCAAGATTGCTATGAATAGGTTGTACTCAGCACCAGGTTTAGTGTTTAAGGGTACTGGATGGGGCAGCAAACCGTGATAAAGCCATTTAGCTTACAACTTTACGCTGATAATGATGATGCTAAAGAGCTGGTAATCAGATGGCTAGAAAGCCAAGGGTTTACAGCTTGGGTTAATCCAGATGAGTATGGGATTGATCTTATATTCCATAACAAGGATGGCGACTACTACTATGCAGAGGTAGAAGTCAAGCATAACTGGGAAGGTGTCGCATTTCCGTTCAAATCTATACACTTTCCCAAGCGTAAACTCAAGTTTGCTAATCCTAGATCAGTGTTTATCATGCTAAACAAAGATCGATCTCAGCTTATAGTTATACCTGGTAAAAAGCTATTGGAATCACCCATAATCACTAAAAACACTATTTACACCGAAAACGAAGAATTCATTGAGGTCACATTATGAATGGCTTTGATGAGAATTGGATAGATACCGATGATTTTAGAATTTACGTTTTTGTCGAAATCCTTGCGTAACTTGACAAGGTATGCTACCCTAAAAAAGCGTTCGATCTTAAATCGAAAAGCTGAGCCGCCCAAGGCCAGGCTCGGAAGGCGCAGAGTTTGGGCGACCTCTTTGCTAATTGCATTTAGCTTTTGCTTTTCAAAAGATTATTCCGTTGCAGTTGATAGACCTACTCATTACAAGCAATATGCTTTCATTCAGTTAAATCATTCATTTACTGAGTTCTATTGTTTAGATGAGCTTTATCATGCCGAGTCTCGTTGGAATTCCAGTGCCCGCAATGGCTCACATTATGGTATTCCACAAGGTAGATCTAAATACTTGGCTAAGGTTGATGGATATAAGCAGATAGACTGGGGTCTTAAATATATTAAAGCAAGACATCACACACCTTGCAAAGCATTAGATCATTTCAAGCGTAAAGGATGGCATTGAGTAAAGAAGCGTTGGGTAGTGGTAAGTGGAAGAAGATACGTATCACAGTATTAGATCGTGATGGTTGGATCTGTGCATACTGTGGTGCAGTAGCAGATACTGTAGATCATATCTATCCACGTGTTAAAGGTGGTGATACATGGGCATTAGATAACTTGCAAAGCCTGTGTAAATCGTGTAATAGCCGTAAAGGTGGGCGTTTTTTTAGCCACAAGGCGACCCCCCCTGTCTTTTTCA